TTCAACAAATGAATGCTCTACGCAAAAAGAATGGTCTGGAACTTTTGAAAGAAGAAAAGCGGATTCCAAAAACACGAAAGAATCAAGACCCTGATACTCATTCAGATTTGTATACAGACGAAGACCCAAGAGGCACAATTCACGGACTTGGTTTCAAGGATGTAGAGACTGCCGAGGCATCGGTTCGAAAAATCAAAGCGTCTGACCGGACGCACGCTCACAAGATTCAGGCTGCGATTGCAATGGAGCAACGAGCCAAGGTGATGAAGAAAACTGCTGAGGCTGCGGTGTATCGAAAGTATATCGAGCAGATGAAAAAGAAAACGAAAGAGATGCAAGAAGAACGAAAAGCCCCGAGAGACAAGGGTAGTGGTCTTCCTAAAAAGTATGTGAGCGGACTGAGCGACAAAGAGGCAAAACAAAAAGCAAAAGAAATCGAGAAAAGAATGGAATTGCCAAAGGATCATCCCGATGCCTACAAGCCAGTTGATGACGTAGAAGATCCATCTATCATCGATAAAAAGAAATCACAACAAAAATCAAAAGCCACTGCCAAGTTTCAGAAAGCGTTTGGTGAGTCTTTCATAGAATATATTGAAGAGAAAAAAATTAAGGGTATTGAAAACAAAGCAAAGAAAACTGGCGTGTCTTATGGAATCTTGAAACAAGTTTATGATAGAGGCATGGCGGCATGGAGAACTGGTCATCGTCCCGGCATCGCTCAACAACAGTGGGCTTTCGCAAGAATCAACTCTTTCTTGACAGGTGGTAAAACACAAAAGACCACAGACAAAGACTTGTGGGCAAAGGTTCCAGAAGGTGTCAAATCAGGTATCAAGGCTAAACTGAAAGAGGAAGCCTACCTTCCCGGTCAGGCTACCACATCTCACGGAGGTAAAAGTGGTCGTGGTGGTAAGCCGGGTCCGAGGATGTCAAGACAAAGAAAGAATCGTGCGGCGGTGCTTGATCATTTGATTCTCAATGGCATTCAAGTCTTGAATCAACCAGCCGATGTTAGACAAAAAGGTTCATCGGATACCTTCGTGGTTGCAAAGAAAGACTTGAAGAGAGCCACAGAGATTGTGGACGACTATTTCAGTAAGAAATATGTCAGAATGCACATGGCAAAAAACCAACTTCGACGAGAGAACTATAAAATTATCGCAGAAGATGTGAACGAGGAGGTCTACAAAGACTCTGGACTTGGCGACTGGTTCGGCAAAGGCGGAGGCGGCGGCAAAGAAAGTGGTGGTTGGGATAGGTTTAACACGGCAGGTGAACGTATCGGCAAGTGTGGTGATGCAAAGAAAGGTGCAGCATACTCGGCGTGTCTCTCTGCCGAAAAAGCAAAGCAACTTGGAAAAAAAGGCATCGCAGATTTTGTCAGACGTAAACGCGATGCACAAAAGAAAGCCGGAGACAAAGCCAAGGGTGGGGAGTCTAAAAAAGGACAAAAACCAGTCATGGTGAAAACAGGAGCAAAAGGTTTGGACAAGAAAAACGAATCGTACATGTCATTCACAGACTTTATCTCAGAGGGTGAGAACAAGCCAAACAACCCAGCCCTGTGGAAAAAAGCCATTGCAAAAGCAAAAGCAAAGTTTGATGTTTATCCATCAGCCTATGCCAACGCTTGGGCATCTAAGTGGTACAAGAGCAAAGGCGGGACTTGGAGTAAAAAGTAATGATGTCGTTCAAGCAGTTTATTGATGAGGATGTTCGTAAAATGCCAGATGGTGGATTTGGTGTTTATGCAGACAAATTCAAAACTGTTAAAACAAAGGGCGGCAAAACAAAACGTCAGCGTATCATGACTCCGGGTGGACAACACGCAAAAGAGTTAAAGAAAGTTTACAAGAACGAAAAAGATGCCAATGATTATATGGCAGCAATTATGATAGCAAAGGGTGGCGGATGAAATCTTTCAAAAGTTTTGTTACAGAAATGGCGGCTAAAGAGATTGATGTCTCTGAGTTTCCTAATCCACTTCGCGGAAGGATCAAAAATATCTTTCAGAAAAAGGGTGAGATGGACGGATCAGATGCAGATGATAAAGTAAACACAAAGTTTAGAAGTTGGAGTGCGAATCAACTCAAACCATCACAGTCTGCAATCTATCTTGGTAAGTCGCTCGGTATGGCTGTCGGTGGAGTTAAGGGTGGAAACTTAGGTTCGATGGTTTCTGGCGATGATCATATTCTTGATGGACACCATCGTTGGGCTGCCACTCTTTTTGCCGAGCCAAAGGCAAAGATTTTTGGAACAGAGGTCGATCTTGGTATTGGTGATCTAGTCCCTGTGCTTCGCTCGTTGGGTGATGCATTTGGTAATAAAAGAAGAGGTGAGCCAGCAGGTGGCGATGTCAACATTTATAACGCGACCATTCAAGATGCGATGGATGCGATAATGAGCGGTAAAAATATGAATCCTAAATTTTACGATAGAAACAAAGCAGTGGCTTGGTTGGAAAGTATTGGCGGAGAAGCCGAACTTGCAAAAAGACTTAAGTTTATTCAATCCAAGAAACCACCAACTGGCGCACCGCCAAGAAATCAAATGCCTGTGATCGATGCAGACTCAGGTGAAGACAAAACTGCGGCAACGCTTCTCAAACGAGGTAGTCTTGACGTAAGACCCCCATACGCAAAGGTGTAAAATGAAAAGTTCAGCAATTAGAAAACAAAATAATCAAGCGATACCTGCCGGTAGTCGCTTATGGACACCGGCAAACATTGGCAACGATCTCGTTTACTGGATGCGACCAGAGATGATTCGTCCACACAACGGTGAGTCAACCTCCACATCAGACCTCGCACAGAATAAATGGATTGACTCAAGTTTCAATGGTTACGAAGCAGGAACACCTACTAACCAACAGTTTTCTAGCATTAATACTTGTCAGTTTCAGAGTGCTGGAATATCATTTGGAACACAAAACGCAAAGACTTTCCCGACTTATAGATCGTCAAATGGATCACAACATGGCGGTTGTTTGTCTTTTTCTGACTCTAATGCTCCAAGAATCGACCCCGGCACTGGTGCATTCACAATCATTGGTGTATGTAGACTCACAAGATCTGAAAGTGCGTCTGTCCCCTACTCTGGAACAAAACTAACAATCGCCTCCGATGGCAATGGTTCATCATCAGCGAGTGACTTTATTTATAAACTCACAGTCTCTTCAAACGGCAGCAGTGACCCAAGCACACTGGTGATTAGTGCAAAATGCGGAAGCAGCACCTTATCAAACACGGTTGAGTCTAAAGCAGGAAATTCTCAAATCTTTGACGAAGATTCTTTTATGTTTGCGTATGACAGAGATGGTAGCGGTAATGCCGAACTCTTCAACAATGGTGTTTCTCTCGCCACAGGTACAGGTCATGACGCAGATATGGCAGACACCGGACCTAGAAATATTTTCGGTCTGGTGTCAGCCCAAGCGACTGGATTTATTTACGGGGCTGACAACGGTGGTCACAGAATGGCAGAGACTATTTGTTTCAACAACGATGATGCGACTACTCGGATTCTTTGTGAGGGATATCTTGCACATAAGTACGGCAGACAGAACAAACTGGCATCCACTCATAAATATCGATACGGACCACCAAGAGTATGAAATCTTTTAAACAGTTTGTAAATGAAGAGATCACACTACCAAACAGAAAGTTTGTCAAGATCCCTACAAACGTGCTTGGACAAAACAACGATATCACAAATGATATCTTTAACATGATCGATAAAACATACAGAAACATCGGAGGCTATCCAGACTTTAAAAAGTCAACCGATCTTCCTGATAATCACACAGACTGGTTCGCCGCTAATGTGGACAAAGACCCAGACGCAGACATCACTACGTTTGGTAAGACTAAAGCAGGAAACTACAAACTTACTGGTGCAGCGTCCGATGGGTCTGAACCGGCAAAAGCATTTCTTATCAATAAACTTGGTAAGTTGATGAAAACTCCCGGTAACTACGCAGAAGCCAGTGACGCTCTCGCTCATGTTCTCATGACTAGAAAAAATGTTCCGTTTGTCGGAGATGAGGAAAGTATTCAAAAACTTCTTCCGGGCAAATCATTTACGTTTATTGGTAAACATCCTGATGGTAAATATCCAAACTATACAGGGTGGTATACAAGAAACATTGGCGGTAAAAAACTTCTTAAGATTATTTTAGGAAATCCTAAAGGTGTTCGGGTGGAAAACCCTTGACAGGAAGGAAACGAATGGTAGAGTGCTTCTATGAACATTTTCGCAGTAGACGAACATCCCATTCGTGCCGCACACCAAATGGTGGACAAGCACGTTGTCAAAATGATTCTGGAAGCGGGTCAAATGCTATCCACTTCCCATCGTGTTCTTGACGGCGACGAATACTACGATAAAACTAAAAATGGACGGCGAATCAAGCGATGGAGTTTGAGTGATGAACGTGAGGATAAACTTTGGAAAGCATCGTTTGTCAATCACCCATGCACACGCTGGACGATGGAAAGTCGCATGAACTATCGATGGCACGCGACACACGCTCTGGCATTGTGTCGAGAATACACACACCGATACGAAAAAACGCACAAAGCACAACCACTGATTGAATATCTTTTTAATCGTGAGCCTATCAATATTGCTTCGAAAGAACAAACAAAGTTTGCTATTGCAATGCCGGATCAATATAAGGTAGAGTGTCCTGTCGAATCTTATCGAAACTACTACAGAGGAGAAAAGGCTTACTTCGCAAAATGGAAAAACCGTGAAGTGCCGGACTGGTGGCAATGAAACTAAACAAAGGTGATACCGTTTTGGTTACTGGTGGTGCAGGATATATTGGTAGCCATATTACACTTTCCTTGCTTGACTCTGGACATGAAGTGATCGTCGTTGATAGAGATGACACTGCGTGTAAACATCTGCAAAAGTGTTTGAGTCGAAGAAAAAAACTTAAGGTCTATAACGCTGATATTTCAAACGATGTGTATATGGATGGCATCATGACAAACAACGATGTCAAAGCCGTCGTTCATTGTGCCGCTGATATCTCTGTTCCAGAGTCCATGGACAACCCGTTGAAATATTATGAAAACAACGTAGGCAAAACTCTTATCCTTTTAGAACGAATGAGAAAACACAATATCAATTTGTTTGTCTTCTCTTCATCCGCTGCCGTTTACGGAACCACAAAAGAAGCGGACATTCTTGAACTGACTGAGCAAACACCCTGCCGACCTATCAGCCCGTACGGCGAATCAAAGTTGATGGTTGAAACCATTCTTCGAAAGCACTCGCTTCGGAATCCAAATTTTAGATATGTTTCGTTTAGATTTTTCAACGTCGCTGGTAACGATATTGGAAACAAAATCCAAGACGTTAGATGGAGAAAAAAACATAACTTGGTTCCAAAATTGTTCGCCAGCGTGATTGATGAAAAAAATGATTTTGAGGTGTACGGAACTAATTACGACACGAAAGATGGTTCGTGTGTTAGAGATTATGTTCATCCATATGATATTGCATCCGCTCATATGATTGCCTTGAAAGAGGAGAAGATCATCGGAACTTACAACTTAGGTTCATCAAAAGGATCGTCAGTGTGGGATGTCGTAAAAGCCGCCGTAAGTATCACAGAGTTTGAGATGGAAATTTTGAACGGGCGAGCAAGAAAAGGAGATCCGCCTATTCTTTTGGCAGACTCGACAAGGTTTAGGGAAGCCACAGGCTGGGAACCTATTTACAGTCTTGATGAAATTGTAATGACCGCATACAAAGCATACAAAAAGGTTAAGTAATGAATGAAAAACAAAGAGAAGTATATCTCATTGATTTGATTGAAGAAATTTCTGAGAATATTGAGTCTGCTTACCAGAGGATTCTAAATGATGAAGAATTTGTGATGCCAGACTTTGAATCAATTATTAAAAAAAGAGATATTACAGAAAAAGAATGTGAAATGGTTTGTTCTGCTTTTTCCCAACCATTCAATGAAATGCATGACTTGATTGAGGGAAATGAAGAATTAGAAAAAAAATATTCTTTCCTATCCACCGAAAAAAGAAAAAGTATCGTAAGTGTGCTAGATGCCCTTGTGAACTCTTGCCTATCGGTGTATACTGACACACAACCTGATTTTCAGGATTTGAAGGAGAATATTAGAAAGTTAGCGAAAGATGAAAAAGAAGAAGCACAATAAAAGAAACAATGACCGTAAAAACTTTGGTGGTCGGGATCGTGGAGAAAAATTTAGTGCTAAACGATCAATGAGAAACACCGATCAACAAATGATTCGAAACATCAACTCAGGCAAAATCAAAGCCGAAGACTTAGAGGAATATTATGACGATCACGGATAAAGGATTGAATTTGACAAAACAAACTGTTGCCATTCTGAAAAGCATGGCAGGCATCAACTCAAATGTTCATGTGATGCCGGGAAATGAACTTGTGACAGTTTCCCCACAGAAAAACATCATGTTCACAGCAAAAGTTGACGAAACTTTCCCGACAGAATTTGCAATCTATGATTTGAATCAATTTTTGTCCACATATTCGCTCCTGAGTGATGCAGAAGTGGTGTTTGGTGAAAATCATTGTGTGATTACGTCCGGTCGCCAGTCTTGTAAATACCACTATGCTGATACGAGGCTCGTAGACGGCTGTAGACCCCCCTCTAAACTCTCCATGCCAGAGGTCAAGGTTGCCTTTGATCTGCCACAGCAAGAACTCACAGATCTTCTGAGAGCCTCTGCCGTCCTTCAACTCCCAGACATCATGTTTACCAATGACGAGGGCGTGGTGAAGATCGTGGCATTTGATAAGGAGAAGGCAAACACGACCAACAAGTATGAAATTGAAGTGACTCCGAAAGAAATGTTGCAAAATTGTAACTTCAAGATTTTTATCAAATCAGAAAACTTGAAGATTCTTCCGGGCGACTACGAAATCTTGCTCCATGAAACTCTGGCGATTCAGATGAATCACGCCGATATTGAGGCAAATTATATTCTTGCCGTGACCAGTGACTCTGTTTACAATGGACTGTTATGATGAAAGAACAATATCTTTGGGTGGAAAAGTATCGCCCAAAAACAATCAAAGATTGTATTTTGCCGCCGGAATTAAAGGAGACACTACAAGCGATTGTTGACTCTGGTGAGATGCAAAATCTTATGCTATCTGGTGGTCCGGGTTGTGGAAAAACGACTGCGGCACTGGCGATGTGTGAGGAGATGGGTATCGATTCCATCAAAATCAACTGCTCGGAGGATGGCAACATCGACACTCTACGAACAAGGATTCGTGACTTTGCCTCAACACAATCGTTGATTGCAGGGAAAAAGGTGGTGATCCTTGATGAGTTTGACTATGCCAACGCAAATAGTTTTCAGCCAGCACTTCGTGGGTTTATCGAAGAGTTTTCTGCAACCTGTAGATTTGTCCTGACTTGTAATTTTAAGAACAGAATCATTGAGCCTCTACACTCCCGATGCACTTGTATTGACTTCAAGTTTAGCAAAGAAGAGCAAATGAAAATGGGTTCCAAGTTTTTGCAAAGACTTGAGAAAATCCTAACGGACGAAAATGTGGAGTATGATGGTAGAGTTATCGCAAGACTGATCATGCGTCACAGCCCCGACTGGCGACGAATCTTGAATGAGTGTCAGAGATATTCTGCGACTGGAATCATCGATACGGGCATCTTGTCTGAGATTGGTGATGTGGGTGTTCATTCCTTGATGGAAATTTTGAAGAACAAAGAGTTCACGAAGTTGCGTCGATGGGTAGTGGATAACTCAAACAATGATGAGTCTGAAATCTATCGAAAAATTTATGACGGCTTGAGTGATTACTTGAAGCCCCAGTCTGTCCCTGCGGTCATCTTGATTTTGGCAAACTATCAATACAAGGCTGCTTTCGTCGCTGATTCAGAGATCAACATGATGGCATGTCTAACCGAGATCATGATGGAGGCGATGTTTAAATGAGCGACCTCTTTGTTTTTACCGAGGCTTTCAATTGTGGTAGACTACTGATCCCATTTTTAGATTCATACTTCCAACACCACGACGAAACAATCCATATTGTAATGTCAAAAAAGGATATCGAAGAGGCGGGATCTGTCTTGGAGAATCCAAAGGTCGTGGTGATTGATGTCACCGATGATCAAAACTTCAATAGATTTTGGGAGCATGGTCATGCAGGAACGGCTCTTGCGTTTGCCTCTGCCATTCGATTTTGGGGTGCAGGTAAAAAGATAATTCACTTTGACTCTGACGTTTTGTTTAAACAAAACTGCATTGATGAAATCGTCGAACATTTAAATAATGGTTATGCTGCCGCAGGTCCGATGAGAGCCTATAAACATAATTTAGGTGGTCACAAACAGTATGCTAATCATCCTGATGCCATTTCAACTTACGCCTTTGGTGTGGATTCAACAAAGATTCCAGAACAAGAGTTTTCACTTTTTATACAAATGTGTCACGGACGAGTTGATCCAACAGGCAGAGAAGTTCTTGACTTTTTTGATCCAGTCACTTTCTCTATCATTGACGCAGGAGGAAAAGTAAAATATCTTTGTGAAAAGGATTGGGGCAGCACAACCCACGAAGGGTCTTTAGACAACGGATTTGAAAATAATGTTCACTTTAACGTCGGAAACAAAATCGTTCATTTTGCTGGCGTAGGCAGTGGTCTTGCTTTCGAAAAAGGTAGATCCTCTCCACTGGTAAATCATAATTTAGGATACCTCAAATGGGCTTTGGGAAGATGGTCACTTTACTCAAAACTTTTATTTGATGAAGAGGTTTCTTGTCCTGACGAAGCAGTTTACTCAGAACTTACTGGTGTGAATGAAGGTAAAAAGATGTGGACTGGTGGCGGCTATGATGATAGTATCTACGAGTCAATGAAAAGAGAGTGTGTTGAATGAGTGACATTGGAATTATTGGAAATGGTTTTGTTGGTGGAGCGGTGGCTTATGGTTTCCGTGATCAAAAACCCTTGATCTATGATATCAATCCTGACGCATCCACACACAGTTTTGATGAGGTTGCAAACTGTAAATATCTTTTCATTTGCCTGCCCACACCGATGGTAAGTGAAACTGGTGGTGAGGCAAACACCAGCATTGTTGAAGAGTGCTTGGAAAGATTATATCAAAACAAAGATCAAGTAATCCTGCTCAAGTCTACCGTTCCGGTTGGCACGACTAAAAGACTGGCTAAAAAGTTTCGTTTGAGAAACTTAGTTCACTGTCCTGAGTTCTTGACCGCTGCAAATGCAAAGCATGATTTTGTGAACGCTGATAGGACTGTGATTGGATCACCATATCTTAGAGATAACATTGAAGAAAAATATTCCGAAATGGCAAAAGAACTGTTCTTGAGAGTTTTCCCCGACATTCCCGTTTATACCATGACATCATGTGAGTCAGAGATGGTGAAGTATACGGCTAACTGTTTCCTTGCGACTAAAGTTGGTTTTTTCAATATGATTTTTATGCTTGGCGAAAAGTTGGGTTTGGACTACAATCGTGTTCTTGAGGGAGTCTTGTCTGATCCTAGAATCAGCAAATCACACACGGCTGTTCCCGGTCCTGACGGAGACTATGGATTTGGTGGCACATGTTTTCCAAAGGACGTAAACGCGATGATTAAAAGTTTGCAAGATCATGGTGTGTCTCCTAGTATTTTGGAATCTGTCTGGAAGGACAATATGCAATACAGAAACAACTGGGACTGGGCAAAGAACGCCTCGGCGGTAAAGGCAAATGAAACTATCTGAGTATTTGAACGCGATTAATCACTCCAAGGACGATCTCCTTGTTGATGAACATGCTGAAAAAAAGTATGTCCCTTTTGTGGTGAATCGTTGTCTGTCATACTTTCCTGATACGATCATGCAGGCGAACGAAATGAATATGTTGCCGAATGCAGAAAAAAAGATGCAGTTTGATTATCTTCGACACTCTGTTCGAAAACGCAAGCGATTTAGCAAATGGCTAAAAAATGAAACCGATCCTCGACTCGATTCAATAAAATTATTTTACAATTGTGGGTCAAAAAAGGCATTGGAGATTATCGCTGTTCTTTCAGACGAACAAATTGATGAAATCCATGAGAATATTCTGAAAATGACTGTCTCCTAAATACTTGTGACAGCGATGTGATCTGTCATTAGTATTATGGAGTTGAAATGGACACAGATAAAATAGTGGAGAGTCTGGTCGAGGTGCGTCTTTCTGACCCTCAAGACTTCCTAAAAATCAAAGAAACATTAACGAGAATCGGTGTGTCCTCTAGAGTAGGCAATAAACTTTATCAGTCTTGCCATATTTTACATAAAAGAGGAAAATATTACATCACACATTTCAAAGAACTTTTTGCCCTTGATGGTCTTCCATCAAAAATGTGCGAAGAGGATGTTGGCAGACGAAATGCAATCGTGGGTCTTCTTTCAGAGTGGGGACTCTGTGAAATTGTAGAACCGTCCTCATGTGACGATCCTGTAACATCACTTCGACGAATCAAAATTCTATCCCATAAAAACAAAAACGAGTGGGAACTGATCCCTAAATACCACATTGGTAAAAAGCCAGCAAAGGAAGAAGAATGAAACCACCGAGCAGAAAATCGTGTTACAATTTCAGAGTCACAGAGGTAGCCCGTGTTATTGATGGTGACACGATTGATGTTGTGATTGACTTGGGGTTTGACTTGTATAAAAAGGAGCGTGTTCGTATCGCTGGCGTAGACACACCTGAAAAAAGAACTAGAGATCTTGAAGAAAAGAAACTGGGTATTGATGCCACAAACTGGCTCAAAGATCAACTGGACTCTGCTATCTCTGGTGAGGATGACTTGGTGATTCGAACTGAACTTGATGGTGGCTTTGGTAAATACGGTAGACTTCTCGGCTGGCTTTACATCGGCGATGAAACTGTATCGATTAATGAAAAAATGATTGCAGAGGGCTATGCGTGGGAGTATGATGGTGGAACTAAAAATAAGAATTTCCAAGAGTTGAGGGAGATTCGAAACTTGGCGTGAAAGGTTTGTGATGCAACTGGATATTCGTAATGTAAGAACTCGTTGGATTAACGTCGATAAAGACGAACAAAAAGCAAAAGAAATGGTC